GATGAGTTAAGATTAGCATTTTCACTTATTAGTAAAGATGGAGATTCAGCCAGCGTTCCAGATACTGTTCGTATTTTAGTTGAATTTGCTTCTACAGATGCTGAAAATGCTGGAGAGTTTGCTCGTCTTGAGATCGAACTAGATAATGGATCTGGCACAGGCGGAACATATGATTTTGCAGAAAATAGATATTATGTCATTACAGAACAACTTCAAAACCTTTATATGACAACTGGATTTACTTGGGATGCTGTAACTGTGGTTAAAATTTATACCTCTATCCAAAATGCAGATGTTCCAACTGGAGATTATTATATTGCATATGATGCATTACGCCTAGAGAATGTTTCTACTATTAACCCTCTTTATGGACTAACTGGATATTCTGTAGTAAAAAATACAGACGCTGTAACAATTATTAAAAATCCTAATACAAGTAACTATATTGAGTTTAGATTTACTGTCGGAGTTTCATAATGGCAGATTCTGGTATTAAAAAGTACCGCCAAGAATATGCGGATCTTCCACCTATCAGTAGTGAAACTGAAGGGTATTCGATAAGATATAGAATTATTTCTGAAGACCGTAACAGAGTTTCTCACTGGTCTCCCGTATATCTTATTATTCCAGATTACACATATGTCCCTGGCACTATAAATTTTAGTAGTAGTGGGCAGGTAGCAAATTTTACATGGGATCCAGTAATTGTATTAAAAGATACATCTACAGTTTCTGATATTAATAATAAAGAATTAAACAATGATTTGGCTACAATAACAACAACTGGCGCACATTATATGGCAGTTGATGATTGGGTAACAGTAGAAGGAGTAGACTCTACATTTAATGGAACATATAAAATTAATGCTGTGACTACTAACACATTTACTTATTATAAAGATAATGGAAATATTCCATCTACCCCAGTAAGTCCTGCAGGTACATATAAAACTAATTCATTAATCAGGAATGCAACAGGATATGATATTTGGCTAAGATGGGATAGAAATGACGGCGGAGATTGGGTATATAAAGAAAGAATACAAACAACTTCTATATCTTATCCACATCCTTCGTTTTATACAATAAATGGGGTTGTTCAACCATCAGCACCAAATAGGCTTAGTGTTGAAGTATATTTGACAGGACAGCCAATTGCTAGAGCAGATGGCGCTGCAGGAACACCATTTTTAAAAGTATATAGAATGCTTAATCAAACGATCTAATGATATAATGGAGAGATATGGCTAAAGTACCGCTACCAGAACGAGGACAACCTTTAGATGTTACGTACATCTATCAGTTGGCTGATACCCTAAATGATCTTTCAACACAGGTTTCATCAGCAACATATAACTATACTACTGTTGATACTATCAGTGCAGGCAGGCAAAGTATTAAAACTTCAGAGGCCAGAATTGTTGGTGGCTATATAGAAGTAGCAAACAACTCTACAGTAAGTGCTGGTAACGAAAAAACATTTTCATATGATTTTCCATCAGATTTTAAGTATGCTCCAATTGCAACAGCAACTGCTTTAAATATTGGAAATACTCCAGCAGGTCAAAACGTTACAGTAATTTTAAAATCTGTAACAACATCACGAGTAGAAGGAATTGTTAGGTTTGGTGCATCTGGAGATCTTTCTCTAGCCATCCATCTAATTGTTATTGGCATTCCTAACTAAGGGGAATAGGTTTAATGATTTATTGCAGCAAGTGCAAGGGTAGAATGTTTGTTGACAGACAGTACTCAAGCACAATACATCTAGAAACATACTGCATCCGTTGTGGAACAAGAAAATTTTATCATCCACCTTCTGCCAGCAGGGAGGGCTTATGGCTTTTGGCCCAAGAAAACTTGAGAGCAAAAACTACAATAGTCAGCCTGTAATTAAAGGAAATCAAAATATTTGGTTTCTTAATGGCGATCTTGTTAGACTTCATCATAGTTCAAGATCTACTGGAATGGTTACTGTTTATAATATTACAAAAGATAGATTAGAAACTTGCTTTCGTATTGATTTTAGAAAAAATAGAGAAAAGGCATATACTGTAGCAGAAACTGCACGACTTGTCAATAGGCATCGTAAATATTTTCCATCATTAATTAGACGAGGAGTGATTCCACCACCAACAGGATCAAAAGTTAATGGTGAGCGTGGTTGGCAAATAAGAGCATACTACTCTGAGTCGCAAGTAAAAGATATACGTGATATACTTGCAAGTATACATATGGGTAGACCAAGAAAAGATAATTTAATAACAAATAATATGACTCCTACAAGTCAGGAGTTGACACGTAGAACTGGTGATGGTATACTGGTTTATACAAAAACTGAAGATGGCAGGTTTATACCTGTTTGGACAGAGAGCATTAATTAGCCTTTGAAGGAGGCAGTGGTGGAAGAAAGAAATGAAACAAAGGTATCTGTAACACTTGGATACACTCTTAATCTAGGAAACTTTCAATCCTTGCGAGTTGATCTTGGCGTAGTTGACAGCGTTCGTGACGGTGAAACTACTAATGATGCAATGAATCGTGTATATGATTTTGTTGAAGCAAAGGTTGTTGAAAAAGTACAAGAAGCAAGAGAAGAAATAACTGAGGAGTAATTGTGGCTGATCGCAAAGACCGTATGGCTTTGCTCAGTCGCTACAATAAACTCCATTTGCAGAGATACGAGCAAAAGTCTAATCTCAACCTTAATGTTGAGCAGTGGGCTGCAGATGCCCTAGTAGAATCTTATGGTATTAAATCTTGCTATGATTTATTAGATTATTATTTTGAGGTATCTCAGACTCCATCTTGGAACTTTTTTGCCTATAATGCACAAGAGATTATGAATGGTAGAGAAGCAACAGAAAAAGATTTATTAGAAAGAGCAGAGCGTAGAAAATTGGCTAGGAAGTGGTTAAGTGAGTAATTCAGAAGCAAAACTAATATCAGCAGTACTTGAAGATAAACAGGTTCATGTACTGTTACAGGCCAACATAGACTCTGTTTTGCGAACACATAATGATGTATGGAACTTCATTAAACGCTATGCAGAAACAAATGGCACCGTTCCTCCAACTGCTCTGGTAGTTGAGAAGTTTAGGGACTTTGTTCCAGTTGCTGGGGTAGGGGCAACAAAGCATCATCTTGAAGAATTACAGGCAGATTATCTCAATGATAGCCTTAAAGATATTATCCGCAATGCTGCCACAGATGTACAAGGCGGACAAGGCGTAAAGGCTCTTGAGCAATTAATTACAAAAACATCAGAATTAAAAAAGAATACATCTGCTATTCGTGATATTGATGCAACAGATATTCAGTCTGCAATTGCATATTTTGAAAATGTAAAGAAACAACAAGAACTTGGTAAGATGGGAATTAAAACAGGCTTGCCAGGGTTTGACAACTACCTGCCTTCAGGAATTATGCCAGGTCAATTGGGGATTTTCCTAGCATATCCAGGTATTGGCAAATCCTGGCTTGCTCTTTACTTTGCATTTCTAATGGTGATATAGAAATAGATATGTTGAAAAAATGGCATGACAATAAAATTGTTGGAAAGCCACCATTTCATATTATTTCTAATGACAGTGGTGGAGAAATTACTCCATCTGTTATTCGTGGAAAGATTGATCAATATAAACCAGACTTTGTAATTGTAGACTACCTACAACTTATGGCTCCAAATCAAAAGTCTGACAATGAAACTGTTCGTATGAAGAATCTTTCTCGTGAATTAAAGTTAATGTCTATTAGCGAAGAAGTTCCTATTATTGCTATCTCATCTGCAACTCCAGATGATGTTACGAATATGAGTACCGTTCCAACTTTGGGGCAAACTGCATGGTCAAGACAAATTGCATACGATGCCGACTGGGTTTTAGCACTTGGTAGAGCAGCCAACAGTGATATAATTGAATGTGCGTTTAGAAAAAATCGTAATGGATTTATGGGAGACTTTTTAATACAAGTAGATTTTGACAAGGGATATTACAGATACAAGGACTATGAAGACAACAAGTAGAGATATATACACAGCACAACAAATACACAGAGTACTAACAGGCGCAGGAATAGATATAGAAGCAGAATACGGAACAGACTATATTATATTCTGTCCGTACCACAATAACAATAGAACGCCTGCTGGAGAAGTTTCAAAAGAGTCTGGTTTATTCTTTTGCTTTGGTTGTCAAACAACAAAAAACCTTATTGAGTTAATTATGCATATGACTGGTAGATCATATTTTGAATCTGCTAGATATATCAAAAGCAAAGAAGTAGAAACCAATATTGAAGATGTTATTAATAAAGCCTTGTATGCTGCTCCTGATTTTGTGCAGTATGATGAACTATTAATCAAGAGGCTAAATAAACAGGCAATAGAAAGCCCAAGGGCTGTGTCATATTTTGAAGGTCGCAGAATAACAAAAGAATCTATGGTTAAATTTGATCTTGGATATTCTGAGAAGCAGGACTCTGTTGTTGTTCCTATGCATTCTCCAGACGGCATGTGTATTGGATTTGTTGCAAGAACAGTAGAAGGTAAAGAATTTAAGAATACCCCAGGATTACCAAAGAGCAAAATATTATTTAATCTTCATAGAGTAAAGTCATCAAAAGTTATTTATGTAGTTGAATCGTCTTTTGATGCAATTAGATTAGATCAAGTAGGTTTACCCGCAGTTGCTACACTGGGGGCTAACGTCTCATCAAGCCAGATGAAACTATTAGAAAAGTACTTTACAAATGTGGTGCTTGTAGCAGACAATGATGAAGCAGGATCAATTATGGCTGACCGCCTAGTTGAGAAATTAGGGTCACTAGTTACAGTA